CCTGGGGGCGGGGGGCCCTAAAGGCCCCCCCGCCCCCATCCCCCATAACCTTGCGCCCCCGCCCATGGGGTCCCCGCGCTGTAGCGCGCCCCCCATGGGCACCCGCTGTGGAGCCGTGCCCTGGCCTGCCGGAACCCGTGGAACCTGGAACGCCAGCGCGCGGGCGTTGAAGCGCCGCGCGCCGGCAGCACACACAGCACCCGTGGGAATCGAGAAATTTTTCTCCACTTTCCCAGCCGCCGCGCCAGCCGGTCGCAGACCGGACCCGGGAAAGGCCACAGGGCGCACGGAGAGCCCCGTGGTGAAACGATATCGCCTCGGGTGGTATCCTGATACCACTCAGGCGTGATCGCGCAACAGCGGGCCTCTCCGTGCGTCGGCTGAAAACCGGCCAGGAACCCGGGTCGGACATCGCCCGGATATCGAGAAAAATTTCCGCATTGCCCCTTGACATCCGGTGTGGGGTGTGGTATACTACAGGCAGGAGATAGCGCTATGAGCATTGGAAAGATTTTGACGCTGATACCCAGAATCATGGCCCTGGCGCTGGACCTGCGCGGCGCCGCCATGTCCAGGCACACCCGCGCGCAGATCGCCGCAAACGCTCTCGCCATCACGCTCGCGGCCGCTATAATCGCGGCTCTCAGCGTGACCGGCGTGCTCTCCCTCCCGTATGATCTGGCCGTTAACGCCACCCTGCTGGTGGCGATCATGCTCTCTCCTTTCGTGGCACGCGGGCTCGGCATCACGCTCATCCAACCTGCCAGTGGACCTCCCTCCCGTCCATCCGATGCCGGGCCCGCGAATGAAGAAAATTTTCCGGATATCCAACCCGTCACGCCTCCACCGGATGACTGGGTCATCGCCATCCGGCAGGCGGACGAGGATATTTGGTACGCGCTGACCCACCCGCTGGACATCGATACGGCCCGCCTGGTGGCACAGTACGGCTACACGCTCCAGGGCGTGGAGTATGACCTCGCCACCGGCAAGCCCACCGGACGGACCGTTAAGGTCCCGCCGTCCGTCCGCAAGCGCTGGGGCGTGGAATAGAGAATGTTTTCTCGATTCGCGCTGTTTCACGATCGATGTGGAGGACCCCATGGCAGCACAGCATGAGTGCACGCAGGCCGGACGCCTGCAGCGGATCGAGGAGGCCCTGGATCGCATCACACAGGCCCTGGACGGCAACGGCCGGCCGGGCATCCTGACCCGGCTGGCCCTGCTGGAGCACCGCGCCGGACAGGCCGGCTGGATGGCCAGCGAGGGCGTGCGCTGGCTGGGTGCTATCCTGAGTGGGGCCACAGTGGCATACTTAAGTAGGCTGCTATGACACCTAAGCGACCACCACAACATCTTGTGGCGGAAAATTTTTCCGTGTTCCACGTGGAACATGCAGAAATTGACCCTGAATTGCCTGCTGAAACGGAAATTTTTTCCGCCGAAACCGACAAAAACCGACAAAAAGCGGCAAAAAATGCCGCAAAAAAAGCCTCGGGTCCTTCCCGGGTTGGGAAGGGTTGCCGCGTGCACGGGAACACCCCAAAAAAATCCTCCCAAACCCGGCAAAATTTTCCGCCTTCTGACCCGGACCCGGAAAATTTTTCCGCTTCTGATGAGCCTGCGGGGAGCCGGATGGAACCACAAGATGTAGACCCGGCGGCCCTGTACCAGGCCGCCCGGGCCCGGCGGATGCACTACGAGGCGGAGGCCTCGCGGATGCGGGCTGAGGTCATGAGCGGGCGGCTGGTGCCGCGCGCCCTGCTGGACGAGCTGGTGGGGGAGTTGGGGAGGAGATTGGACGCGCTGACCCATCGGCTGGACTCGGCGTACGGCCAGGGCCCTGCGGCGTGCGTGCCGGAGTGCCTGGCGGGTATCGATGAGTGGCTGGCAGCGCGTATCGAGGAGTATGCGCTACGCATGGCGATCACGCCGACGAACCGCGTATGAAATCAGGAAATTTTTCTCGATTTCGGAGCCTGCTTCCGCGGCCCCCGCTCAGCATGTACGACTGGGCGTACGAGCACGTACGCATCCCGAGCGGCCCGCATGCCGGCGCGCGGCTGTCCAGGGTGGCGCAGCCGGTCAGTGATCTGGTGCTGCGCGAGCTGAGCGGAGCGCGGCGGTTTGTTCTTGTAGCCCCGGCGCAGAGCGGGAAGAGCTTAATCGGCTGGGCCATCCCAGTGCTGTACTGGGCCGTGGAGCGCGCCAGCCCGGTGGCCATGGGGCTGCCTGCCAGGCAGTACGCAGTGGAGCGGTGGGATACCCTGCTGGAGCCGATCCTGCGCGGTGACCCGCTGCTGAGCGCAGCGCTGACCGGGGCCCGCAGATGCGGGCTCAGTACCGACGGCACGGGTCATGCGCGCCTGGGCACCGGTGCATGTCTGTACCCGCTGACCGGCCATGGGAAGGACAAATCGCGCGCGGCCGTGACGGCCCGCGCGCTGTGCGCGAGCGAGACTGACGGTTACGCGGACATGCGGGCGAGCAGCGCGGAGGCGGACCCGATCACACAGATGCGCGCGCGGCTGCTGGCATACGGAGACCATGCGCACGAGTACTACGAATGTACCGTCAGCACAGAGCAGGGGTTTATCTGGCGCGAGTACCAGGCCAGCACGCGCGGGGTAGTGGAGCACCGGTGCCCGTACTGCGGCGCGTGGGTCCGGCTGAATCGAGAAAATCTTCTCGGGTGGCAGGACGCTGAGAACGAGACGCAGGCTGCCGAGCTCGCGCATTATGCATGCCCCGCGTGCGGCGCGCGCTGGAGCGAGCGCGACCGACGGGAGAGCCTGCTCGCTGCCCGCGTGATTCACGAGCAGCCAGGCGCGGCCACCGTTGGGCTGCGCTACACGGCAGCGCAGAACATGCTGCTCCCGCCTTCATACGTGGCCCGCGAAGAGTGGCTGGCCATGAAGGAAAATTCCGAATCCCGCCGGCGCCGGCTTGCGCAGCAGATGTGGGCAGAACCGCCGCCTCCGCCGCCGGACGCCATAATAGAGATTAATTTCTCGAATACGGACCAGCGCTACCTGCCGCGCGGCGTGGTCCCAACCGGATGCGAGCGGGTATACGTCGGCGTGGACGTTGGGCGGCATGCCCTGCACTGGGTTGCCGCCGCTCCCCGCCAGGACGGCGGGCTGCATATCGTCGCGTACGGGGTACACCGCTCCCGGGCGGCAGAGCACGTGCCTGACGCTGAGGCTGTTTACGCGGGCCTGCGCCGGCTGTCGCTGGCGCTCGCGCCGGGCTGGATCCGCGAAGGTGACGGCGTGATGATCCCGCCGCGCGCCGTGTTTGTTGACGCGGGCTGGAGCCCGCGGGCTGTGCGACAGGCATGTCAGCAGTTGGGCTGGGTGCCGTGCATGGGCAGGTCGGCCACGCTGTACAAACCGCCGCCTGAGCGCATGGGCCGCGCCAGGCCGCGCATGGGCGACGGATGGTATGTCCGCCCGCGCGAAGGCGTGGTGCACGACACGGACGCGTCGAAGGACGCGCTGCGGGACTTGGCGAAATCGGGAAGAATTTCCTTATTCGGTGATCCGCGCGAGCATGAAACTTTTCTCCAGCACCTGGCCGCGGAGGTCCGGCACGAACTGCCATCCGGCGTGGCGGTGTACCGGCACATTGAGACGCGAGAAAATCATTGGCTTGACGCCGCTGCGCTGGCCGTGCTCTCGTGGCGCGTGGACGATCCCGCGCATACGGACCCGGTCCTGCGCGTGCGGATGCAGGAGGCCATGGCAGCGGCTGCGGCAGAGGCTGATACTGCTGTGGAAATCGAGAAAAAAATACCGAATCCGGACGCGCGCCCGCCACGGTCCAGACCACTGGTCCGGCGCGTGGTCCGCTCCGGCGGAGGATGGGTACCATGAACCTGAAGCCTATAATTGACATTGCCCGCGAGCGGCGCGGGCTGTGCCCTGGGGACGTATGGCTGGCCGCGGACCAGCCGCCGGACAGCCACTTCCGGCTGAGGGAATTCCTCAGCCCGTCCGGTGTGGCCGTGGTGCGCAGCGACCTGCTGCGCGCGCTGGAGGCGCTGCGCGCGCATCTCAGCGCGCAGGCGGGCGAGGAGGTTTTTATTCGTATCAGCAGCGGCACGCGGACCATGGCGGACCAGGTCCGGCTGGCCGAACGGGTGGGCTGGACAGACCAGGGCGGACTGGTGGCCAGGAACTCCCGGCACCTGCCGCAGTACGGCGGGATCGCGGCGGACCTGTATGCCCGCACCCGCAGCGGAAGGGACATCCCGCAGCAGGAGCTCGCTGCGGTGTGCAAAAAATTCTTCCCGTTCGTCAAGGCCGACTATCGGGACGGGCACGTGCATGTGGATATGCGTGAATAGAGAAAATTTTCTCGATATAGCACTTGACATTTGGGTATGCCCCGTGCTAGTATCCTGAACAGGAGACTGTATATATGGCGCTGGAAGATCAAGAATGAACGACGACGACCGGCCCATCGTGATCATGGTCAGCGGAGGACGTGATTCCGCGCTGGCCGCGGAAATTATCCGGCGGGAACGCCCGGACGAGTGGGCCGAGGCGCGACTGCTGTTCTGCGATTCCGGCTACGAGCATGACGAGACGTACGCGTACCTGGACACGCTGGAGCGACACTGGGGCCGCCCAATCGAGCGAATCGCGCCACCTGTCGACCTGCTGACCGAGGCCGCGCGGATCGCCGCGCCAGGCCCGCGCAATCGATGGTGCACCGGAAAACTGAAGCAGAGTCCGCAGCGCGCGGTCGCGCGAAACGCGCGGATCGTCTATGTCGGCATCCGCGCGGATGAGCCGCGCCGGGTTGCCAGGCTGCGCCCGCCGCTGCGATCGCCGCTCGCCGAGCGCGGGATCGACCTGGAGGCCCTGGAAAGACTCTTCGACGAGTACGGGTTGCCGCGCAATCCGATCTACGCGTCCGGGCTGAATCGCGCGTCGTGCTGGTGCTGCCCCATGTCGCGCAAGGGCGACTGGCTCTGGCTCGCGGAGCATCATCCGGAGCGGCTGCGCGCGCTGGTCGACTGGGAGCGACAGACGGGGCGACCCTGGCTCCCGGGCAAGCGGACGATCGTCGATTCGCTGCGGCGCTGGGGCATCGATCCGGACGCGCTATGAGGGTCTTGTCGCTCAGGCCGCGCGAGATCCTGCCGCTCGTGAAGGCCGATTACCGGGACGGGCACGCGCGCGTGGACATGCGCGAATAGCGAAAAATTTCTCGATTGCCCTCTTGACTTTTTATGTGCCGCGTGTTAGTATCCAGGCAGGAGACGATATATATGGCGCTGTCTGACATACAGCAGGCATATCAGCAGTACGTGAGCGCGCTGCCGTGGGAGCAGTCCACCACGAGCGCGCTGCTCGCGCTGGAGGCGCTTGAATACCTGTGGCTCCACCGGGCGCAGGCCATCGGCGCTGGTGAAACACAGCTCACGTATGAGAGGCTGGAGACGGAGCTGGCCGCCATCAGAAAATTCCTCGGGTATGACCGCCGCGCAGACGGCGGGTCCAGCTGGAGACGGGTGAGATGACATACAGCGCCACGCGAAAAATCAGCATCCCCACCGCCTCCCCTGGTGCGAGCGGTGATACCATCGCGCGAATGGCGCGGCCGCGGCTGCTGGCGCTGTCCAGGCAGCTATACCGGGACAGCGTGGTATACCGCGGTCTGGTGGATCGCATAGCCGACTGCGTCGGCGCGGGGTGGAGCCTCCAGCGCGCGGATAATGATGCGCGCGCGGAAGAGGCCGCGCGCGGCTGGGCTGCCGCGTGCGGCGCGGCCGGCGAGCCCCTCGATGATCTGCTGCGCGTGCTGGCCCGTGAGTGGGTGCTGACGGGCGAGGCCTGGGCCGTGTATACCACGGCCGGCGTGCAGGTCGTCGAGAGCGAGCACGTCGACGATGTGGATCGCGAACCGGGCGGGGCCCTGCTCGCAGCAGTGGTCCGCGAGGCGCGCGGGACCAAAATCGAGTCGAGAAAAATTTCCTCAGACGCGCTCGCGTGGATCGTGGACGTGGACCAGCCCAGCGCCCGGCGCGGGGTGCCTGTCATGCAGGCGGCGTTCCCCGTGATCGCGCTGGTGCAGGACGTGCTGGAGAGCGAGGCGCGGTCATGGCGGATTCAAAGTAAACTCGTCATGACGATCCTGAGCCAGGACGCGGGCGCGGCCATGGGCGAGGCCGACGACCAGGGCGTTGAGGTCGTCGAAGACGATCTCGCGTACATATGGCAGGCCCGGCCGGGTGACTCGCTCAACGTGATTGACCGGTCGATCCCGGGGCGAAATTTCACGGACGGCCTGCGCACATACCTGCGAATCATTGGGCAGGCTGTTGGGCTCCCACTGGAGGTCGTGTTGCTGGACTGGACACAGAGTAATTTCTCGCAGAGCCGCGCGGCCCTGGCCGCGGCGAACGCATGGTTCGAGAAAAAGAGGAAAATTTTCTCGAGAATGATTTCTCGAATTGTGGGCTGGGCCCTGCCCGGCCCGTGGGCGCCCGTGGCGCGCGCGCTGCCCTGGACGGACCCGCAGGCGGAGATTGAGATCTCCGCCGCGCGCCTGGACCGCGGGCTCTCGTCGTACAGCGAGGAGGCCAGGCGGCTTGGCGTGGATCCCGGGGATTTGCGCGCGCAGGTTGCGGCTGACATCGAGGCGGCCGTTGCGCTGGCCCGTGATATCGAAGCCCGTACTGGAGTGCAGGTGCCATGGGAGCGGCTTTGCGGGTATGCTCCCGGCAAGACTGCGTTGGCCGTGCGTGAGGCCGGCGCGAGGAAGCAGGAGGAGTTACCGTGACGGTTCCCACACGCTTTGTTGCATGCCTGCCTGAGGCGTGGCTGGAGTACCTGCAGATGCTGGCTGCCGCGCCGAGCGATAGTGGCGCGGCGGAGCCTGAGCCGATTGCTCAGCTGCAGGACGACGCCCTGCATATCACGGTTCGGGGCATCGTCCTGCCCACCCGCTACGGCACCGCGCCGTGCACGCCGTGCGACGAGATTATGCAGGCACTGAATTCGGGAAATTTTTCTCGAATCGTTTTGCACGTTGATTCCCCGGGCGGTGTTGCCCAGGGCGTGGACCAGGTGCACGCGCGACTGATGGAGCTGCGCGATAGCGGCGTGGATATCGAGGCCCGCGTGAGCGGCGTATGCGCCAGCGCGGCGTACTGGCTGGCCAGCGCTGCGGATCGCATTCTGGTCCGGCCTACCAGCGAGGTCGGTGGCATCGGCGTGTATCGCGTTTACTACGATCGCAGCGAGGCCCTGCGTGAAGCGGGTGTGCGGCCTGTGGTCGTGCGCAGCGGCCCGCATAAGGCCATCGGCATCGATGCTGTCACGGGAGACCAGGAGGCTGTGGAGCTCCAGAATGTGCTGGACATCCACAGCGAATTCCTGCAGGCTGTCAGCGCCGGCCGGCGCATGGACCCCGCGGACGTGGCCGTGCTGGCCACGGGCCGCACGTACGTCGGGAGGCGCGCGGTGCTGGTCGGACTGGCCGACGATATCGAGAAAAATTTCGCGACTGAGGAGGTTGATGACATGGCTGACGATGTAATGGAGAAGGCCGCGGCAACGGGAGCCGCGGAAGAGGCTGAGGCATGTGTGGATGCGGTCGCGGGCAATGCCGAGCCCGAGGCTGCTGCCGTGGAAGTGGGATCGGCTGCGGGCGAGCCTGTGGATCCGGTGCGCGTGGAGCGCGACCGCGTGTCCGCGCTGCTGGAGGCCTTCGCGGATGATGCGGCATTCGCCGCGGCGTGTATCCGCGACGGGCTTTCTGTGGAGCAGGCCAAGGCGAAATGGTTCGACGAGCGCCGCGGCTCAACTGCCGCGCGCGCAACCGTTGAACCGGTCGCGCCGGTGGTCGTGCCGGATGCCGCGGAGAGCGCCCGCGAGATCGTTCGCCGCATGGCGGCAGAGCAGGGCATCCCGCTCAGCCGCGCGTGGGCTCAGTACTGGCGCGAGACCGGCGCCATGAAATGAGGAAACTTTTCTCGAAACAGAAGGAGGCTGAAAATGGCATTAACTGGCGAAACCATTTCCATGGGGCTTTTGGATGCGTTCAATGAGGGTGGCCGCTGGTATGTGGCATACCCGACGATCGCCCCCATCATGCCCGTTACGGAGCGGGGCGGCACGCTGCAGGTCCTGCCCGTGAGCGCGTCCACCCCGGGCGACAGCTTCGATATCACGAAGACCGCCGGCGCGGCTTATACCCAGGCGACCGGCGCGTATACCGGCGTGTCGTTCTCGACGACTCCCGTCGGCGTGGAGGCAGCCATTGACCGATCGTTCCGTCTGCCCGAGACCGCGGCGATCGATGCTGCGCGGCAGTGCCGGCGGCTGGTGGATACGGTGCTGGAGAGTACTGTTAAGGACGCGGCACTTGCCGCAAGCGACGGCTTCCCGGCAGTGGCAGCAGGAGCTGCGTGGGACGATGCAGCCGCGGATCCCGCCGCCGATGTAGCCGCCGCTGCGGCTGTAGTCCGCGCGGCCACCGGCATGTATCCGAACGTGCTGGCTGTGTCCGGCTGGGCGTGGGAGACCCTGCTCGGATGCCCTGCCCTGCGCGATCGCCTGGCCCTCAGCGTGACTCGCGGCCCGGCCGAGGTGGAGAGGGCGCTGGGCGCGCTGCTTGGCGTCGAGCGCGTGGTTAAATCCACCGTGATGGGCGGTAGCGGCCCTGCCGCGATCTGGCCGGACACCACCGCGTGGGTCGGCGTGTGCGCGCTGCCTGGCGACCCGCCCAGCGAGCCGTCGGCCATGCGCCTGGCCGCGTGGACCGGCGAGGGAGCTGACCCCGAGAGTGGCTGGGTGGTCGAGACCTACTACGACGAACGCACCCGCAGTGACTACGTCCGCGTGCGCGGCAACCTGGGGTTGGTGGTCGTGAGCCAAAAGCTCGGCTGCCGCATTACCGGAGTGTCCGCATAATGGAGAAAATTTTCTCCATATGAGCCTCTACGCAAGCATAGCTGCATTGACGGTGGCTGGGCATGCCAGCCCAGCCACCGTTACGGCGGCGCAGTATATGTCCAGCGGATGGCTGCCTGTGTCTGCGGACGGTGTGCTGGTAGATGTGCGCGCAGGCGTTGTGGATGACACCGCAATCGCGGAAAGCGCGGCAATCCTGTACCTGCCAGCCGGGGCGATTGAGCCGGCCGCAGTGCGCCTGGTGGTTGGCGAAAAAAAATATGTTGTGCTTGAGCAACGGCGGATGGACAACGCGGACGTCTATAAGCTGCAGAACGTGGTGGAGCGCGGCGGATGAGATATGCGGAAAAAATTCGCGAATTGATTTCAGCTGGAGGCGTTTATTTCGCGCCTGCCGCCCAGCTTCAGCTTGCAGCCAGTCAGGACAACATCCTGGGCGGGCTTGCATACGTGGATACTGGCGGCGCGCGGTTTCGGCGGACAGCCATGGCGGGGGGCTGGCTTGAGGACAGCGTGAACCTGTTGATTGGCGTATCCGTGGACTCTGAGGTTTTCGAGGAGAGCGTTGCCGCCAGTGTGGCGGACAGCCTCGTCCAGGGCGGATTGCCTGTAGTTTCGTTTTCGTGGGAGCGCGCCCATGACACCGGCGCATCAGTAGAGCAGGGTCAGGTGATTGTTCGGCTTACAGTCGAGTTCGCTGAATAGGGAAATTTTTCTCGATATGAAAGCGGTACAGATAGACGGCGTGGATGATTTGAAGGCCGCGCTGGAGGCTATCGGCCGGGACGCGCCGAAGGCCCTGCGCAATGCCGCGCGCCAGGTTGCGCGGCATACGGCGCAGCTGGCGAAGGCTGAAGCCCCGGTAAAAACCGGGGCTCTGCGCAAGTCTATCGGGGCGCGCGAAACGCAGAAGGGCGTCTACTACGCCGGCGTGCGCAGGGGCGTGTTCGGGAGAGGGCGGCGCGGCGGGAAAAAAATCCCGGCCGCGTACGCGTACATCGTGGAGAAAAAAAGGAAATTTTTCTCGAATGCCCTGGAGCGAGCGCGGGCTGAAGCGGTTGCGCGGTATGTCCAGGCGATTCGTGATTTCATTGCGAAAACGCTAAGCAAGAGGAGGTAATCATGCCAACGTATGGATCTAATCCAGCTGCGCCAGTGACCACGGTGACCATCGGCGAGGACACAATCTACCCGACGTCAATCCGCTACAGTGACAGCGACACGGCAGAAACCGCTGCGCACATGCAGGATCACAAACAGCAGCGGTTTCTGACGACGAATACGAAGACGCTGACGATTTCGTGGTTCGGCCCGACGATGCCTACAATCACGGTGGGCTCTGCATATACGGTCACGATAACAGCCGGGTCGTCAACCATCGGGCTGACTAACGCGCGGTGCACCGAGGTTTCGCATGAGGCCTCTGCGCGGGGGGCGTGGAGCTGCAGCGCAACATTCGAGCTGAACGAAACATAATCGAGAAAATTTTCTCTAATGGCAGAGTACACGCTAGGCGAAACACCACAGCCAGGCGCGACGGTGGTCACGGTCTCCGCGGACGGAGACACGTACACGATTTTTCCAACCAGGCTGACAGCGCGCGTGGACATCAACACGCGCCGTGTGTATGGCTCCACAGGCGTGGAGCATGTGCGGTTGTATCGCGCAAATGTTTTTGAGATTGAGTACATGGGCGCATTTGTCCCGCCCGCACATCAGGTCACGCTGACAATCACCGGCGTGCCTGACATCAGCGCGGGCAGCCGCACGGCGTACCTGACAGATGCGGAGGTCATCGGCTCCGCCCGGTCCACATACAGGACCCGGCTGGAGTACAGAGAGGAGGTTGGCGCGTGAGTAATCAGGAAAAAATTCCTCAAATCCCGTGGGGCGTTTTCGTGCAGATACAGCGCACGGCTGATAAGTATGAGCGCATAAAAATCATTGCGTCCTGGGCGCTTGAGGTCGCGCCCGAGGCCGTCGACGACATGCCCGCAACAGAGGTCATGAGCGCATTCCAGCGTGTCATGGAGACCCTGCGCCTGGACCCTACGATGACGCAGAACGACGGACCTGCAGGATAGCTGTGATGCTTGGCGTTGCGCCGTCTATAGTGGACTGCATGGGCGCGCGGGACATCCTGCGCCTGGAGCGGTATGCCGCGCACCGGCCGTGCGGGCCGGAACATCTGGACCTGCTGCAGTCGCTGATATCCTCCGCCGTGCTGTCCGCAGCTGGCGCGCGCGGTGTGACGCCGCGCGACTGCCTGCCCGCGTGGTTTGATGCGGCGCCGGCTGAGGAGCGCGTGTACCAACAGGCGATGGGCGTTATCGAGGCGCTGGGTAATCGAGAAAAAATTGCTGGTTCCGGAGGCAGCGCAGATGCAGTTCAGTGACATCAGCGTACGCATCCTCAGCGATGTGTCCCAGCTGCGCGCCGGTATGCAGCAGGTGCAGCAGTCGCTTGGCCGGCTGGAGTCCTCCGCCAAAAGCCTCACGGGCGCGATGAACCTCGTCAATGACGCAATGGCCGCCATTGGCGCGGGCGCTGCGATTCGGGTCATGTACCAGGCTGGGCAGTACCTGGACGAGATGGCGAAGAGCGCGCGCAGGCTCGGCATGTCGACTGCCGAGATGCAGCGATTCGCCCTGGCGGCCGAGTACAGCGGCGTCAGCGTGGACTCTGCCACGGCTGCGATATCGAGATTAATTTCTCGAATTGCCGCAGGCATGCCTGCGGCCATGGACGCGCTCAGCGCGCTTGGCCTGTCCGCGGACGCCCTGGACGCGGATGACATGGAGGGCAGCCTGTACAAAATTCTTGATGCGCTGGCTGGCATTGAGGACCCGGCGCGGCGCACCGCGCTGGCGGTGGACCTCTTCGGCAGGGGAGGCGTGCAGATGGTCGAGCTCGCCGCCGGCCTTGACCAGGCGGCGGATGCTGCGGCCCGGCTCGGACTTGGCATCAGCGACCTCGCCGCAGCGCGCGTGGAGGCGGCGAATGATTCGCTCACCACGCTGTGGGGAACGGTTCGGTCTTTCGCAGCATCCCTGTACGCGGATGCTGCGCCGGTGCTGCAGGTGTGGGCTGAGGGGCTGTCGGACGTGGTTGCCATGCTGAACCGCGCGCGGGCGGGGTTCAGCGAGACCGCGGAATCCGCGAAAGATTTCTCGAATGCGCTGTTGCCATCAGAGCAGGCAGGCTCGGGATTCACGGACCTGTTGCGCGCGATGGAGGAAGAGGCGAAGCGCATCGAGCCACTGCGCCGCCGCGCGGAGCAGATCCGCGAATCGCTGCTGACGCCCGTTGAGCGGGCCACGCTGGATGCGCTTGAGGGCTGGAGTCTGTGGAGCCAGGGCCTGCTGGACGACGAGTCCATGGCCCGCCTGGACGAGCGCGTGCGCGAGGCGTACGAGGAGGCCGCAGCGGCGCAGCAGGAGGAGCTCGACCGCATGCTGGAGCAGCAGCGCCGCGCTGAGGAGGAACTGCAGCGGCAGTGGGAGGACGCGGTCCGCGGCCGGCTCGATGCCCTGGGTGTACCGGAGCTGGAGCGTGAGCTCGAAGGCCTTACGCGCGCGGGTGTTGAAGCGCCGCGCGCGCCGGAGGTGCTGGGCGCAACAGCAGACCCGGGCGCCGCGCGGTTCCTTGGCGCACAGGCCGTGGCCACTGCCGTGCAGCGTCAGATCGAGATCCAGCAGCGCATCGCAGCGTTGCTGGAGCAGATAGCATACAGGCGCCAGGTGGCATACGCAGGATAGCACGCATGGGATACAGGCTGAAGGACTTCACATACACAGGCAGCACAGCGCCCGAGTCCAAGCTGCTTGGCGTCAGCGGCGGCTCGCTCTCGTTCACGGAGACCAGGCTGGTGCAGTCAAGCACAATCTCGCAGGATGGCCTGGCGCGCGCGTACATGCTTGCCGAGCACCCTACGCTGAGCGATTACGTATGCACCAGCACGACGATCCGACAGGCGGACAGGAACGCGTACGAGATCGATGTGAATTACCAGCATAAACACGCAGCGGGGTTCAGGTGGCAGCTGGAGTTCCGCAGCAGCCTGCAGAGCTACACTACGATGCGCGATAACACCGGCAGCCTTATACTCTCGTACTACGGCGAAAACACGCCGCGCGTGCACGCGGTGGACGCCACGCGCGCGAGCCATGAGATCCTGCTGCGCAGGCTGTGCACTGTCGACCAGGCCGTGGAGATTTCTGCGCTGGTGGGCCGCGTAAACAGCGATGTGGTCACGCTGAAAAACTTTGTGGGAAGCTCCGCGGAGTATGGCTACAACCCAGGCACGCTGCTGTGCGCAAGCGTGAGGTTTGATCTCACGTATGTGCAGCTGGGCGTTGGCTATATCGAGATATATTTCCTTATTACCCAGGGCGGCTTGTTTCCCCCGGGCATGGGCTCGTGGGACGCGGTGGTTATCTGGGCTGATGAGAATGGCGTCACTCCGCCTGACGCGCAGCCGTCGTGGTATGCGATTCCTCCACGCGCCACGTACTCATCGGTGGACGCGCTCTTCGAGGAGGAGGATACATGAGGGACAAGCTCTACACTGGCGACGCGCTTACAGCGGCGCAGCTGAACCGCATCGTCGATGCGGTGGTAGACAGGCTTACCGCCGGAAACGGCGCATACATCACGCGCGCTGGCGGAAGGGCCACGCTGAGCGCGCGCAGCGTGGCGCCGTTCACAGGCAGCGCAGGCCTGGCCATCGAGGCGGTCACCGCACTGCCGCCGATACCCACGGACGGGCCGAAGATCGTGTGGTGGCTGGACAGCTCGCGCGGGGGCAGCGGAGACAACCAGCTGTGGGCAGCGTGCCCTGGGCAGAGCGAGTGGACCCCGCTGCAGAACTGGACGTGGCTGTCGGGCGAGCCGTCTTCGTAATCGGGAAAATTTTCTCTAATGCCGGACGTGTACATACAGTTCCAGCAATGCTACGCAAGTACGCCGCACGCGTCATACCTGCCGAACGACACGCACCTGGAGACGTTCTCAGATGAGTGGGAGGATGATGAGGGGCAGCACTACCTGCGCACGCGCTGGCTGGTGAACGACACGTTTTCTCCGCTGGCGCTTACGACGGATGACATCGGGAAATCGCTGCTGGCGCTTGCCACAAAATCAACCCGATGGATCGGCGACTCACGCCCGCGCCCACAGCGCAGCGTGCCGCTGCGCAGCATCAGGCACGCGCAGCGCGCTGGAGCCATATGGAGAAGTTTTTCTCTAATGACCACATGGGTGCCGCGCAGCGCGGCAGCCGCGTATCCGGACGCGGACGGGTCCTGCGTTTCATCAACCGGCCCTGGCCGCTGGCATTGCCAGCCGGGCATTTCCCTGCAGAGCGTGCAGGCAGCCGGAAAAACCTGGAGCGTACATACGCCCACAGCGGGCGCTCCTGCGCTGAAGGTTACAGACGCCACGGATGAAGATTTTCCGGGGCTCTGGAGCGAGCTGATGACGCGAGATCTCGACTGGCTATTCGAGAATTATTTCTCGAAACCGGGCGTGACTGTAAGCGGCGTCTACCGCCGCGGCGGCGTTTCGCTTGTGCGCTCGCTGCTGCGCAGCGCGGTCATGCGCATAGGCCTGGCCACATGGAGATACGGGAAAACGGTTGCCGCGCACGACTGGCCTCCGCCTCGGATTCGCCCGGAGCGCGAGGGGCCGCTGTTCCCAGAAGATTACCTGACTGGCTGGGTGAGCAGTGAGCGAGCAGTTAGGCTGGGAGCGCACACAGACCTTTGCAGCTTGCTGCTCATCGCCGCTGGATTCCAAAGCATTCTGTATGAATACATATACACGTTCACGCCGGCGGTTAACCCGGTAATCGCGCGCAGCGTCAGCATAGAAAATCCTGACCGGGGGATCATCGTCGATCTGGTGTGGCGCAAACGCCTGGGAGACCTCAGCAGAAACATCTGGCGGGCCAGGCTGCGCACGGTGACGCCGACATCCGGGACATACACAGTCATGCCGCCTGCGTATGAATCAACATACACGGAGTGGCGCAATGGCGTTAAGTTCCTGAGCGGTACGCGAAATGTTTTTGACAGCGCCACAGGCCAGCTGCATGTGCAGATGATAAGGCCTGACATGACATGGCAGACAGTGAAGATATACTATCCTGGCGGCGCATGGGCGTGGGTTGGCCCAAGCCAGCTGGTGGAGTACTACCTGACGACAATAGAGAGTTATTTCTCGATTTTCGGCAAGCCGTGGAGCTCAGATGAGGAGTATGTGCTGCTCCATGCGGCTGCGGTGATTGGCGGCCCGGACGTGCAGGGCATGCCGGGCCGGCGGGTGATTCCAACTGTGGACCACGCCGCGCAGTATGTGCTGGTCTTGGGCGAGGTGGGCAAGCAGATCTGGCTTAGCGATCCTGCGTGGTCCGGGCTTACCGGCCCTGTATCCTGGCGCGAGCACGGACAGCAGGGCGAGTTCACGCCATTCAACTACAACTACGCGCAGGCTGATAATGAAAAGCTGGCCGCGCTGAAAAACTTGCGCGCCCCTAAAAATTTTGCAGGCGGGTTCCGCATGCCTCGTGCGCAATACACCACATCGGTGTCCGGCGTGTACAGGTATGACGAAACGGATGCCACGCGAATTTCGCGTTCATATACGCCGGCCATATCGAGAAATGTTTCTCGAATTGACGTGGGTGGCGGGTTCGAGCCGATTGATGATCCGGATCCGCGCGGAAATTATTACAACACGAACGAGCGGGAGTATGAGCCTGGCTACACGCCCGCGCCGCTCAGCGTAACTAACGCCACGCCTGACGACTGGGTTGAGGTGTACCACTACGAGAGGGACGATGAGGTCTGCGTGGCGGTCAACACGCTGCACGAGGAGCTTGTGGCAAACGCCGCGCAGAGCGGGCTCGGCTATTTTCCGGTAGACTACCAGGCGGTTACTCCGCGCGCCCCGCTGCTGGTTTTCAGGCATCGGCCGTTCACAGGCCTGGCGTAATCAGGAAAATTTTCACGATATCCGCACCCGCCTTCTCCTGCCGCTGTTGTCCGCCGGCGGCTCAGGCGGATCCGCTGTGACGAAGAGCCCGTCTGTGAACCGCACCCACGTGGGCGGTTGCGGCGGCACTTCGCGCACAACCCATTCCGCGCGGATCAGCCTGCTGTCCTCGTCCTCCACCGTCAGGTCAAGCATCGCGTCAGGCATGCGGCCCCACACGCCGCTTCCGCTGGGCCGGTCCACGGCAGAGGTTTCCTGCAGCGACCCCTTTCTGTGATGATGCGTGTAGACCAGGCTGGTATCGTGTTCGCGCGTGACCGCGTACAGGTCGCGCAGAAACGCGGTCACCTGGCGGGCGTCGATCTCGTCGAGATCCGTCAGCCTGTACACCGGATCGATGATGACAATCGCCGGACGCAGGCGGGGGATGATGACGCCGAGGTCCTCCAGCAGGCCGCCGAGGTCCGGCGCGTGATCGCGCATAGGCAGGACGTGGATCCGGTCCAGGGCAGCGCCGTGATACGATGCGATCCTCTCATACCGGCTCCACAGCGTGTCATCGTGGAGTTCGAGGTCAACGTGCAGGACCGCGCCGCTCGCGCATGGCCTATCGAGAAATTTTTCTCCACATGAAATGGCAGCAGCCAGATGCATGCACGCGAAGCTCTTTCCGGCCTTGGCGCGTCCGGCCACGCACATCACGGTCCGGCCGCGGACGATGCCCTCGATGAGCCACGGCCGCCTGGCCGGCGGACGCGCGACCCATTCGCTTAGGGTTACGGGCCAGCGTGTTACGCGCAGCGTGTCGATATCGAGTGGCGGGCACTGATCCGGCGGACGCAGGTACAGCAGGTCCTGCGTGGCGCCGCCTCTGCGCGCGCCCGGGACGCGCGTCAGCCTTGACGGGTTTTTACACGCGCGGTCCACGGGCAGCCCTCGGCGCTCGATCCAGTCGTATACCACCCGCACCCGCTCATCATACTGCGCGCGATCCGTGGCATCCACGCGCACGAGCGCGTGCAGGCTGCGCCCGCCGCTGTAGACGATGCTGACGATGGGCAGCACGGTGGCCGCCTCGCTGAGCCCCGCCCACTGCCGCTCAAGATCTAGGCTGTCACATTCGACCAGGCAATAGAGAAATTTTTCCACATCCGCGTCGCGGCCGCCGGGCCCGCTCATCGGGTTGATGCCGATGTACTGCGGCGGCTCCATGCCGGCCTCGAGCGCGTCCGCCAGCGCGGTCACTGTGGACACATCGCCCAGCCCGGCCGGATGGCCATCGGTCTCGCACACATGCCGCACGAGGGCCTCAGCGGGGAACAGCACACGCAGCCATGCTGCCGCGTCCGTGCTGACCGGGCGCGGCAGCGGCGCAGGTTCAGGAGGCCGCGCCCGTTTTCGCGCAGGCGTGAATCGGGAAAAATTTCCTGAATCCGGCGGCGGGGTCCACCCCCGCGCGCGGGCCATGTGCCACAGCGTGCCCGGGCCCACGCCTCCGCCAGCATCGAACCCGTTCCACCGTCGCCTGCATCCCGCCTCGTCGAACCGCTCCGCGTCCGCGGCGGACCATGCTATCCAGTCATCCACAGACGCCCCAGCTGCATGGAGAGCCATACCGACGGCCAGCCAGTCGGCATAGTCCAGGCTGGACGGGTCAAGCGCCGATAACGCGCCTGATATCCAGCCGTCCTTCTGTGATGATGCGCTGGGCGTCCTCGACGCTGCGTGCGACGCCCGCGATCCCACCAGCAGCCCGGATTCTGTTGATCCATTCGCTCTGTCCATCGGCTACAATCCCTCCTTTCCGTCGCTTCACCTCGATGCCTACAAATAGAGAAATTTTTCCGCATTTAACGGGCACGCTCAGCCACCCGATAAGGTCCGGCGAGCCTTTGCCGAGCCCAGTAGGGCAGCCCAGATGGGCCGCCCTACTGGAGACTACATTGCGGTGCAGCGTAAGCCCGGGCTCATACTGCGCCCATTCGAGGATGGCCCGCACCACGTCAGACTCAGAAGGGGAGTGGATCGCCATCGTCCTGATCCTCCGTGTCTGTCGGTTGCGGCGTGGGTGGCGGGGTGGCCTGCTGGACCTGTTTTACCGGCACGAACCGCACCTGCGTGTACTGGCCCGCGCGAGTGATCTGCACCCACACGCGCATCCCTGGAAGAATCGAGATGAATTTCTCGATTTCCATGGGCTCTGTCAGCCCCAGAGCGCTGTGGAGCTGGTGCAGTCGCCACAGCGTGGAATCACGCAGGTAGATGCGGTCCACAAATCGTGTGACACGCCCCGCAGAATCGGTGAGTGCCATGACGATTTTCACGCACCCGGGAAGGTCCATGCCGTCGCGCGTGGCCGGTTCATAGTACACGGCGTCCTGGATGACCGCCGCGTATATCCCTGGCTCCGGAGCCCTGTCTTTATCATGCGTCCCGATCAGCATCGTCAGTCTCCTTTCATTTCGCGCTTGCCCAGCAGGGCGCGCAGCAGTCTCTCCAGATCGTACAGCGTCTGCTCATACTCGATGTCGTTCAGCGCGTCCAGCACGCGCTCAAGGCAACCGACGATGATGGCTGTACGCGCGCAGGCCACGCCATCCATGAGTTCCTGCGCGTCCATGAGGATAGGCAGCCACTGGTCCGCTACCTCGCGCACCGCCTCGCGGTCATCGGCCCAGCGCAGGTCCAGCAGGATGCGCTCCGCGGCCTGGCGAGCGATCCAGTCGTGTATACGCGAGAGTCCGTGCACCATGTCCCGCACGTCGTCGATGTCGACAGCATCGCGGTCGACCAGGTCCTCGATGCAGTCGTCCACCCAGCTCATTCCGGGATCTCCTCTGTACCGGCCAGCACGGCCTGCCAGTCCTCCAGGGTCATGGCCCGCGCGGACAGCCCGCGCTCGCGCAGGTACGCGGACAGTGCCTGCCGGTTGCCGTGGAACCGCTCAAGCACCTGCCTGCCGATTTCGAGAATTTTTTCTCGATTCGGGTCAGCCGGCTGCAGGATGTCCGCGATCCATGCTGGGGCTTGGTCCAGCGGCATGTCCACCGGCTCGCACACGCACTTGGTCAGGCGCCCTGCGTGCGGCGTGGTGTAGAGCATCCGCTCGCCAAGGCGCGCGGCCCGCGCGTCGTCGCGGCCCACGGCGCACGCGGCCAGGGCGATCACATCGACCCGTTCGATGAACAGCGCGGCAACACTGCTGCGGGCCGCGTCGTGGAGCTTCACGCTCCAGCGGTCCCACTCCCCGTGCACCGGATCCTCTACCCGCTGGCGCATGGCGTGGGCTAGCAGGAGGATGCCGCGTCCACTCTGGCGCAGGGCCTCGATATCGTCGGCCAGGGCCAGCATGGCCGAGCGAAGCTCGACGTAACCTCGGCCGTACCCTGGTGCCTCGATGCAGTCCCATCCGCGGGCCTGCAGCAGGGCCTGTGTGGCCAGGTCCTGCGCGCGATCCAGCGTGTCGACGCAGACGATGTCGTACGGCAGGCGCTGCGCCTCCGAGAGCGCCGCGCGCAGGCTCTGCCAGTCGTCGATGATGGCGCGGTCCACGTTGACGTGACCGGACCTGCCTTCTAGATCCAGCAGCAGCGTGGGGCGGATTCCACCGACCCGCGCGGCCAGCGTGGTCTTCCCGATGCCCGGTTCGCCGTACACCAGGGCGACCCGGGCATGAGTGTATGTGCCTCTGATAATGTTCATAGCGAGACCTCCTCTGCAGTGATTTTTTCAGGAAAAATTTCTTCATTTACCAGTCTGGTTGCGTGCTCTCCGCGGTCCAGCGAGGCGAGTGGTCCGGCGGCCTGGACCCGGGCCATGCCCTGTGTGGTGCCCCATGGCTTGCGCCGCCAGGCCAGCAGCACGGTGTCGCTGTTCCGGCTCAGGACCTCCACGTACTGGGCCTGAGGCGGGAGCAGCTGAAACAGAACAAGTCGCTGTTCTCTGGTCATTTTTGTTTCCTCCTATTCGAGAAAATTTTCTCGATGTATCACTCACTCAGCCGGCACGGACTCGCTGAACAGGAACCGCCCGTTTTCGTAGACCATCACGATGTCACGCCCGTCGCGCTGCTCACGGCGGATCGTGTACACCTCGGACCCGACGGTCAGCTGCCGCGTCACGCCCTCCGGCACTGCCTGCCGCAGGGCGTCTCCGTCTCGGCTGACGATTGCCTGAAAAATCTCCGTCTCAATTGCCTGAAAAATTGCGCGGAGGAGCTCTCGGTCAGTCGTCAGCATGCCTCCTCCTCCCGCATGCGCCTGGCCACCGTGTGGACCAGGCGCGCCGCCGTGATAGCCGCGGGGGCCAGGGCGGCGGCCAGGGCCGCGACCTCCGCGTCACGCAGCATGTGCTGAGCCTCCCCCAGCACCCGGACCCTCTCAGCCAGCCCCATGGCCAGGGCGTGCAAGTTGACGAGACCAGCCGCCTCGATACAGTCGGGGAAGCAGGCCAGCAGGTCGCGCGCGCCCCTGATATCCAGCAGGTTCGCAGTGAATTTGTCTGTCATTGCTCGTCTCCTTTCGTTGTTGTGGCCCCGGGCCCGCTCTCTGGTCATCCGACCAGGCGGCCCCCATCGTCGACCCAGCAGTACCCGCCGTAGCGCTCGATGGCCTCCAGCGCCTCGGCGGCGGACACCTGCACAGGCAGGCCGTCCTCTGCGGACGGCAGGGTCGCCCGGCCCTGTCCGAGGGTGAGGTGGCCCACCACCGTGTTGGTGGTGTCGTCGTTGATTGTGGACACCACGTCCACGCCAGGCGGAACGTCCGATATGCGATGATAGACAGTCTCGCCATGCGGACCCACCACGCGGTAGACCCGCTCCACCGGGTCCCACGAGCACACGCGCTCGGGGCCTGTTGCCTGACCCACACACATGGCATCGCCGCGCACTGGGATCCTGCCAGCTGGCATCGCGTCCGTGCGTATCCACACGCGCCCATGCGTGCGCCCGTAGCGCTGCAGGCGACAGGCTAGGCACACCCATCCAACGCGTGTGTCTAGCACCTCGGCCCAGGTAATGCACCTGGGCAGACGAGCCAGGATGTATCGTCTAGGATTCATGGCTGATCTCCTCTGATTAACCGCTCTAGCTTCTCTACCTCACTAGTCCAGCCAACAGGTGGGGCGTGTCTATCCCAACCACCCACGCGCACGGGCCCGCCGTCGGCGCAGGCCCAGAACATCCGCCGATCGTCGCTCGCGATCCACGAGCCGTCCGGTCGGACTATCGTCACGAGCCCCTGGCCACCCAGCGCGACAGCCACGCGCGTGAGTATGTCCTCGATCTCATGCGCTCTCATCGATCGCCTCCCATCGTCATCGCGCGCGCGGCGCGGAGGCGGCGGGCGTCCTCGGCGAACTCAGCCGCGCGGGCCTCGAACCGCGCGCGCTCGTTGCGCGCGGCCCAGCGCGCGGGGTCCACGTGATCGGCGATGAGTCCGGCCTCGCGGATGGCCTCCATGGCCCGCGCCTGGTCCACACCGGCCCGCGCGGCGATGTGGGCGACCAGGTTGCCCGCTTCGCGCAGGTGATATGCGGAGACCTCGTCCAGGATGATCTCGTGCGCGCACCCGCGCATGTTCGCGTGGTTGGCCACGCGGAGTTGCGTGAGATTCACGCGCCATCCGCGAACGCGCAGGTAGGGTGTTATGTACCTCGACTTTGCACCACGGTAGGTGTGGTGCGAGCGGTCTACCTGGACGAAGATCCCGCACCCGCGGAACGCTCTTCTTATCGCCGCCACCAGAGTAATCACCGGACTCATCGCGCGTCTCCTTCTGACTGGTAACCCCCACGAGCGTGGGGAAAAGTTTTCAGGCCTCAGGCCACCAGGTGGCCGTCGACGTCCACCCAGCACTCGCCGCCGTGCTGGGTGATGGCCGACAGGGCCACCGCGGCCGTGATGGCCACGGGCGCGCCATCATCGGCGCTGGGCAGGGTGGCCTGGCCATAGCCCATGGTCAGGTACCCCACCGTGGTGGTGCTGTCAGCCGCGATCGCGCTCTCGACGCGGTCCAGGGGCCAGGTCGTCGTCGTCGTGTTCGTCGTCGTCATCGTCGTGCTCGTCATCGTTCTCTCTCCTATTCGTTGCGCCTTTCCCAGCCCCGGGGACCCGGACCGCCCGGCCCGGGGCATAATCGCCTCTCGTTCTCGCTCACCACCTGTCATACGCCCGCCGGCCGCGGCGAGCCTCTCGCATGTGGGCGGAGATCAGCTCATAGTCGTCGCCGTCCGCGCGGCAATCCCACGCGGCCGCGTCACTCGTGTCGATCACGGACATGGCCTCCTGCCGCTGCCGAGCGGCCATGATCGCCCGGGCGGCCGCTACCACGTCCGCGGGCGGCTCATAGCCGCGCGTCGCGCGGATGCATCCGCCGTTCTTGCCGCCGACGGCGACGTTGCCGTCGGCGTCGATGGTCATCCAGCCGCGGTCGTCGGCGCGGCTGGGCCACTGGACGTCCGCCCAGTCGATGGTTACGCCGCGGCCGTCGGCGTCGACGCTCGTCACGTGGCGCCAGCCGGGGTGTCCAGCGGCCCACTCCCGGATCGTGGCCCACGCCTGCCGCGTCGTCGTGGCCGGCGTCGTGGCCGGCTCGTCGGCCGGCGCGGTGGCCGGCTCGGTGGCCGGGGCCGTCGCGGCCCTCGAGGCGCTGGCCGCGCTGGCCTCGTCATCATCCGCGGCAGCGGTGGCGGTCATGCTGGCCTCCAGCTTGGCCGGGCAGATCGGGGTGCAGTTGAACCACTGCCCCTTGCGGGTAATGCGCACTGCGCCGGTCAGCCCGACCGCTGCGCGCATGTCGCCACCCAGGACGGCGGTCTGTGTGGCGTAATCGTCGGCCCACAGGCGGCCGACTGCGCTGGTCAGCTCGTCCAGCCAGCGGCTGCCGGCCGGGGCGGCCAGAAACTGCACGCCAAGCGCGCGCATGTCCTCATCGAGGATTTCCAGCGTCCAGCCAGACCGCCCGTTTTTCTGCCATGCGCACTTGACTCGGCAGAAGAACGCGCCCTCGGTCTTGAAGATGTCGTCGTTTGCTCCGTTCATCGTCGTCGTCTCCTTTCGTGTTGTGCCGGCCATCGGGCCGGCGTGTTTCGCTCATCTGTCTACAGCATACCACAAAAAAAACTGAAAGTCAAAAAAATTTTTCAAAAAATTTTTCATCGCATAAGCCGTTCTGTTTCAT